AAAGTTCTTACCCAATCAGGTAAGAACTTCAGCAGTCCGTACGGGAATCGAACCCTAGAGTAATTGTCTTGAAATGGCTTAAAATAGCCATTCTTTCAATTTTTCTTTGAGTACTTTTGAGTACTAGGGACTCATAATGCTTCGATTAAGTCAAGTTCCTGTCTCTTTTCCTCAATTCCGGTACGATCAAAATAATAATGATCTTTTGTGCAACTAATGTCTGTATGCCCCATGGTATCAAGGATTGTGGACTCTTTCACTTTTCCGTCAAGCAAGATACTTCCGTATGTCTTTCGGATTTTGTGCGGAGATTTCACTTTCATTCTCAATTCATGTTCGCAGATATACCGCAAACGTTCACGAAAGTTGTAGGATTTCAACCGTTCTCCGTCTCTCTCAAATAGATATTGCCCGAAGGGATTTCTCTTTCGTACTTCATCAAGAATCCATTTGTACTTATCCGGCAATATGGCAAATCGCAATCCGGCTTCTGATTTCGGAAAATCTTTGACCTCATAGTGAAAACCATCATCATCACGATAGCGTGTTTCTGTAGAATTGATCGCAACCGTGTAGTTTTCAACATCTTTCCGCTTTAATGCCGACAATTCCCCGACACGGACTCCTGTCTTAAACATAAATAGCAATCCAAGGTTTACGATATCTAAGTGATTTCTAAGGTACATCTCCATGCGTTCCTTTTCATCCGGCATATATACTTGGTCTTTTGCCTTTCGGACTACGTGCTTAAACGCTTTTGGCGATATATCCATGTCTTTCAGCGTGTATGTAATGGAAAACTTGACATACTTCTTCCGTTTGGCATACTTAAAGATTCCGTAAATCAGCGTTCGGAAGTTTGAGAACGCCTTGGAAGTCATGTCGAAATCATGGATGCTATTTCGTATAAACGTTTCAAGGTCGCATTCGTCTACACCTTTGATTTTCTTATCCTTGATACCGTCAAAGTATCTTTGAAAATCCATTAGGTATCTGTCATAGGTTGCCCTGCTGATTTCTTCAAGTTCCAGCTTTTGTGAAATCCAACGGTTGAAGATTTCCTCTATCGTGGGGTCATCTTCTCTCTCTTTCCAATAATCAATGATTTTCTGCTCGACCGCTTCTCTGCGCTTTGCCTTGATTTTACGTCTGCCTTTTACTTCATCCGGCAGATATGAGTACCAGTTCTCATCCTTTCCTTGATAGATTTTATAAGGGTTTTTGTTGAGTAATTTTTCTCTCTTTTGCATAGTAACTTGTTTCTGCACAAGTGCTATGTCGAGAATACCACTATCAACGGCATATTTCAACAGTTCTTTTTCATCCAATCAAATACCCCCGTTCTTTCTATTTTATCTTTTATATCTCTCACTCTGTACTCTATCGTTCTTAGTGATAGATTTTCTTTTGTGGATATTTGCTTTTGTGAAAAACCACGGCAGAGAAGAGAGAAAATTCTCTCCTCTTCTTCCGTGAAATTGGCATTTTCTTTGATTTGTTCAAGTTCTGGCTTAATGAATTTTGTAAATTTCATAAGCCATTTCTCCATTAAATATAATCTGATAAATTCATTTGCTCATCATTTTCAAATACAAGCATTTCATTCTTTGCGCGCTCGTAAAAGTTTCTGTCAATCTCGAATCCGTATGCACTTCTGCCAAGCTCTGCGGCGGCTCTTAGCGTGCTACCGCTACCGCAACAAGGGTCAATAATAACGTCTCCCTCGTCTGTAAAAATCTCAATCAGCTTTTTAAGGACTGCTACCGGCTTTTGCGTTGGATGAATCTTCGGTATATCTTTTCCGTCTTTCTCCCAAGTAAACCAATTGAAAATCATGTGTCCTGTACCTCTGATATTCTTTCCGTTTTCATCAATCTGCAAGCCGTTTCTGAATTTCGGTAACTTATTTCGGTACAGTACGAGTGCATATTCCGTAGCACCTACGATACGCATATTAGCTTTAAGTACCTGTGGACTGTAATTTTTACAGAATACAAGCGGTATGTAATTAACGAATCCATGTTTTTTCGCCGACGCAATCAATGTTGACAACTGCTCAAATGCGCAAAACACAATCATGCAAGGACTATTACTACTTCTGCCAATTGCGATAGGCTTTGTGTCCTCTTTTTTCAACATTTTTGAACAAAAATGGAAGTATTCATACAAATTAAAGTTAAAATCCGAATTGAAAGCCGCTTTTTTCGCAAGTTTGCTCTTTCCGTTTTTGTTATCGCCACCGTTATACCACATAGGGTTACTGCCATAGAAGTTGTTCCCAACATTATAAGGAACATCAGCTATAATCAACTGTGCTGGCGGTATTGCATATTTCTTGTAATTCTGCATAGAATCACGATAAATCTCACATTTAATCTTCTTTTTATACATTCTAAATCTACCAAAAGGAAACCTCGGTTTTATGTGCGCACAACCTATTCCTTTCTTTGATTTTTAGTTAATTACTGGGGCTTTCTGCCTGTCTGAAAATACTCGTCATAAGCGTCAACCGTATCGCGTATTTCAACCATAGCCATATCAAGTGTTACATCTTTTTTATCCAAGGCTCTTTCTGCATAATCTTTAATTCTCATCATTAAAGCCTGTGCTATTACTATCTCTACATTGTCACTCATTCTGAATCACCCTTTCTTTTATTTTTAGTTAGTGCATACCCATACTTCCAAAATCCTTTAATGGGTAATTGCACTTATGATTATTGGCAAAAACTTTAACTGAACATCTTCCGTCACTCATTTTAAATTCACAGTCTTTGCAACGAAAAACTAAATCTTTTTCAACTTCTGTCTGTTTGCAGTCCATACACCAATTTTTAGTAAAAATATCAAGTCCGCGTATTGCTTTTGTTATGTTATCAGCATTTCCCTTTGTAAAATTCACTCTGAATCACCTGCTTTCAATAAATCCATAAACCTTTAAGTTGCAACCTCGGTTTACCGAGGATTCGTTATTCCTTTCTTTCTAAAACTTCGCTTAAATATTTGTTATATGCCGTAATCATTCCATCTGTCCATGCGCCACATTTTTCATCCGGCAGTTCCCGAAGCGGGCATGGCTTAAGTCTTTAACTCATTCTTCATCACCCCAATCCAATTTCTGACCACATTTCCAGCAATAACGAGCAGGAAGTGTTCCAGTTGACCAACCCATGTACCTACCGCATGCATAACATGTATATTTTTTAATCCCATTATCTTCTTTTTCAGTAATAGCAGCTCTCGGATTCTGACGTTCCACAGCCGCCCGGCATTCCTCAATTGTGCCGATTGCTCGGTACTGCTGTACTTCTTCAAGTGCATTGATTGCCATATTGTGCGCATTTACGCATTTATCTGTATAGCAATCAGCATCTAAATATCTTTTCATAAATTCGATTGCTTCATTCTCCGTCATAGTTACACCTCAAACAATTCCGGATTGTCAAATTTGTTGCCGACAACACTACATTCATCCAAAACCTCATAGCTTTCAGCAGATAATCTGTTTGTAACTTGGAAAGACAATGTTTCTTCATCCCACAAAACTTCACCGGCACAATCTGCTTCTGCATATCCGCTTTCTGTGCTATATGTGTCAAGATAAACAATTACATCGTGTTCAAATATCAATTTCTCATCTCGATCTGTCCGTCCAGTGCACCGGCAGATAGTTGATGCATCTACAACACAACGACAGAAGAAACCCAAACTATCCTTTGTGTAGAAATAATAACTTTCGTTGCCCTTTTTCGTGCAAAATGGGTATGACAGATATCCTTCCACCCATTCGCCATTATCAATCCGCTTTCCGCGGAATAAATATCTATCTTCCATATTCTCTCCTACTCCGCTTCTGATTGAAGCCATTCTTCCCACTCGCCGTGTTCTTCTTCGCTCGGAAATTCATGTTCCATCCACTGATAATCTGATTTTACTTTGCAAAGAAACTCTGCTAACTCTTCATCCGACATATTCCTTATCCTGTCGGCATTGGTCGCTTTCGCATCAACAAGTTCAAAACACTCATCACGCCATTTCAATACATTATCAATATTGAATGAACTGTAACCTACATGGTAATAATCTTCGCAGACTTTTTTGTACTTGATTTCGTAATATGGCTTGTTGTCTATCATCCTTACGATAATTTCCAGAGATGTAACTTTGTTTTTTGTATCATCATTTTCTGAAACTTTGCTATCGCATCCACAACAATGCTCATTATCTATTGAATTGCTGTTATGCTGACATTTACAAGTGTGTGCTTTTTCTTCTATGGCTAAGTCAAGGTAATATTTCAAATCTTTTATCAGACTAATAGTTCCGAAGAGTTGTTTTCTCTCAAGCATTTCAACAACTTCCGATATTCTTCCATCAAAGTCTTGATTGCTTACACTTTCAAGAAATTTATCCATACAAGGCAACTTGAAAAGCCTGCCCTGTTCCTCTGCATCCTCGTAATCCGCTAACTTCTCCATTGCGCAATAACCTTCTTCACAGTTGGAATAATATGGATTAGGATTTTCGCCATAGCACGAATACAAGGTTTTTAAGGATTTTTTCTCGTAATTTTCTTTTACTAATATTCCAACTGCTGTCCGCTCTGTTAATCTCTCCATGCCTATTCCTCACTTTCTTTATACGGCTCCGGCATTGGCATCCATGCTATCGGTTTCCAGGCATTACTTAATTTGCTCGAAGCCAATTCCTTACAGTATTCCTTTTCGTTTGTATAAAATAATGGCTTGCAATCTTTCATGTAATTAGTGAACGCTTTGCACACAAATCTTTGATTAAACTTATTTTCAACTGTAAGCAAAACGGGATATCCGCAGCATTCCGGCAGTCTCTCACTCACCGGAATCCACTTGTTATCCATTCTGTTCACTTCCTTGCATGGTAACTGTAAAAGCAACCCCTGCCGTTCAGCATCTTCGTATTCCCCAAGCTTGTTCAGAATGGCTTTAAGCCTATGTTCCGATGAAAATGTATTACAAAGAATGCTTAAATGCTCCTTAGAGACATACTTTCCATGCTTATCTTTTTTCGTAAGTCTTCTGTTTTCCAGTTCTCTATCGCAGGCTTTAATCCTTCCTTTATTTTTCCCACCGTTTTGTTTCATTGTCTCGATTGCCTGCTTAATCTCATATGCCGTTGCCCGATTAAGTTCTGATGTAAAATTCAAATCCGTTGCTGGCAATGAACAAAGGTTGCTTACTACATTTCCTTCCATCCTATTCCTCACTTTCTGCCAGCTTGGCATATTTCCACGGAATAGTCTCTTCATCGTCCTCGCTCCAAGACGTTGCCCCAGCGCGCCATGCAAACACCGTTCCGTTTTTGATTTTTGCAAAATGTCTTCTAGTCCATTCGCGATTTTCATGATCTCTTACCAAAATCGGCGTATCGACTGCAACCTTACTCCAATCAACAGGCGGCTCAACATATTCTGAATCTAACCATTCCAGCATTTTATGTTTACATGAATAATTAGAAATATAGAATCCGCACTCTGAACATCTCATCTCTGCGCATGGAACAGGCTCGCCATCTTTGAGTGCAAGTTTACTTACTGTAATATCAATGATTTTATCCGCATATTTTTCTTTATTCGTCATATTAAACCTCCAAATCACATACAAACTTAATCTCATCCGCCAAACTCTGCGCTATCATCGGCACCGTCAACTGAAACTGCTTGTAATTATCCAGTGTGTCAATGTAGTCGATGAATTTTTCCAAGAAATATTGCAACTGTTTCGCTGTTATCTTAAACTCCTTTTTCAGAATCGTAAGTGTCAGCGCAAAATAGTTAAACAAAGATGCGCTGGAAAGCCTGTATGCTTCACGCTCGATGCAGAAACCTTTCTTTGCATACAGGTTCATTAACTGTCTCTGTGGAATTTTCCCGACTTCCTCTTTGATGTCGATTTCGTATTTACTTTTCAGATAAACAGACAAGTCCTTTCCGGTATTTCCACCGGATGCTGCTTCATCTAAGTAAGATTTCAAAAAATCCTGCAACCGGATGATTCTTGCCTGTCCGAACCCGAATTTGTCATGCAGAATGATGTAACCGATTACAACGAAATCTTTGTAAGATTTTGATATAACCTTATCGGCATTTCTCTTTTCAAAATCATTTCGCCCGATAATCCGCATTTCCTGTTTTGTGTAAAATGTTGGCTTTTTATTCCGTCTCAACGCATTGCTCATTTCTTTGATTTCTCCTTTCTGTATGTGATTTCCAACCATGCAAAATGACTCAATACAAGCTGTCTTGCACGCTCTTCAATCCCCATGCCTTTGTATTTGTTTATCAATGATTCTCCGGCTTTTATAACTTCATCCCACCAAGAATCAGTGTTGTCCGGGGAATAGTATTTCTGAATGAATTGCCAATAATCCATGAATACCAGCCATTCTTCTGAACCTTTTTCAATCTTTGCACTTGCCATAGCTGCTACCTCTAAAATGGACAATCGCCATTGTATGGCTTGAATCCGTCCCCACGTTCTTTCTTTTTGATTTCCGCAACGACATCATTGAATGGTTTTTCGATTTCAACAAATTTCATGTGATCTCCATCAAACTCCATTGCTTCACGCATTGTCATTCCCTGTCTGTTCTTCTCGATTTTTACACCCTTGGCTCCCTTGTCATTGTCTGACAGATTCCACAGCATAATTATGTTTGATGCATCCTGTTCGATTGCTCCGGATTCCCTCAACTCTGCCATGGTAGGCTCTTTTGTGTCTCTGCTTTCGGAAGCTCTTGTTATCTGCGAAAGTGCTATTACATGTGTATTTAAGTCTCTTGCAACCGATTTTAAACCTCTTGAAATTGATGCTACTTCTTCATTTCTTCCGGAATATCTGTTATCCGGCATAAGCAATTGCAGATAGTCGACAACGATAACATCAAAGTTTTGGTGCCTGCATTCTGACTTTATCTCTCTCGGAGATACAGTACCGGACGCAACCCATAATTGATAATTACTCATTTCTTCATTTGCTTGGTTAAACTTTTCCTGTTCATCACCAAGAAACGCTTTTGCCCTTCTGATTCTCGTTAAACCGATTTCCGCAAGTCTTGAAATAAATCGCTCATACACCTGTTTATCGATCATCTCCAAGTTGAAATATGCGACTTTAAGTCCCTTTTTTGCCATATTCCCAATGATCTGCGTTGTGAGTGCGGATTTTCCAACTGCCGGTCTTGCAGCAATTACTGTTACGTCACCGCGTTCGAGATCTCCAAGTGCATCATCAAGTTGCGATAACCCGATTTTTATACCTCCCTCTCCAACACTTTCGTTGAAATATTTGTCTTTATTCTCAACTGAAATCTGCTTAATTGGTTTTAACTTTACTTCTTTCCCCTCTTGCAAATGTTCAAGTCTTGTAAGAAGATCGCTGATTGTATCATCAATGTCGCATGGTTTTAAACTGGATTTCTGATACATGTCACGAACCATTCTTGCCTTGTATTCTTTCGCAACCGCATCGGCATAGCTTTTAACCATAGTTGAAGTGATTGTTCCGGTAATACAGGATTTCATCAATTCGCTAATCTGCTCCTGCGTGTATTTGTGATTCTCAAGTGCCATTGACAAAGACATGGGATCAATGTTTTCATTCCGGTCATACATGGCAAGCATTTCCTTGTATGTGTCCTGCGCGAAATCCGAACTAAACATTTCCGGTTTCAGTGTTCGCCAGATGCTATTTAGCACATCATTGTCAATCAATACGCACCCGATCACTCCGAACTCTGCTTCTGTCAATTGCAATCGCCTCGTTTCTCTGCAATCTGCAACCAATAGTCGCAATCATTTTTCAGCCAATCAACATATTTTGGAATGTACCGAAAATCCGTATCGTCTGGATTCTTTTCTTGATAGTCACTCAAATATGCTTCTGTGGCTTTGTATAACAGCCGTGCAATGTCCGGTTGGTTCTCTTCGATAACTTCTAGCACTTTATCCATCCAAGCTGTTTTAGAGGTACTGTACGCTGTTTTCTTGGGGTATATATCAAAAGTCTTTTTCCAAGCATCGTCAAAATCAAATGGCTCTTTAGAATCGGTCGACAGCGAATTTTCTTTTATATTTTCTTTCTCTTTATCTTCTTCTTTTTCTTCTTCTTTATCTGAAACAGCGACGTCAGACGATTTATCGGGCGATTTTTGCTCAATTAGGTTCTTCTGCTTCTTTCTTCGGTTCTGCTGATATAGCCTGTCACGTTCCTTTTTCTTCTCATAAGCGTCAAGCGTTTGATGCTTATTCCAATTAGGAATCGTTATCACATTGTCAACGACCTCAATCATCCCAAATTCTTCAAAGGTCTTAAGCGCAAGCCTTACCGTGTTCAAATCTCTGCGAAAAATGGTGGCAAGCATTTCATCCGTGAACGGCAACTTGTTGCTCATCATAAACACACCGTTGTTATTCTGTTTTCCGGCAAGAATAAGAAGTTTGAACCAAATCGTAATGATGCTATCCGCACTCGGCATACTCTCAATCAGCAGAATCTTTTCATCGTCAAAAACATCTGTCGTGATTTTAATCCACTTGACTTCTGCCATTTAATCACTCTCCTCATATGTATTTTCAGAAATCAAAGTCATAAACTTCTCATACTGTTTTTCAGAAACTTTGTTACCCTGTTTCTCCGGCTTCAAGCGGATTTCAAGGTGCTTTTCAGCGATATGAGATAATTCCTTGGCAAGACTCTTTTTGCCCTGTTTAATGCCGTCATAATAGCCTTTTGACGGTTTAAATTCGTTTATCTTTTCTTTTCCTGTACCTTGACCGCCAGCCGTTTTGTTGTAACGGCATTGATAACCTTTCTTTGTATATTCCAAAATCCAATATTGTTCCATTTCATCAAGTTTCTCTCTCGGATAATGGATAAAATTCAATTTCCACCCATACGGATTTTCTTCACTATAAAATCCTCTTTTTTTAATCGAAAGATCTATGTGCTGAAAACCGGATAAATGTGAAATATTTCTCTCTAAGCAGTCAACGCTCTGTCCAATATAAAAGTAAGATATACCGTTTTCATCAGTCCTCGTGTAGAAATAAATTCCGCTCTGATTTTTCATTTCCGGACAAATGCTTAATATCCGTTTCTCGTTGTTCTTTTTTATTGCATATAGCTGCTTATAATTTACATTCGGCATCCAATCACTTCCTCTCCAATGGCTTCATGCTCATTTGAGCCACAAACTTTCCGTAGCTCATACCGGAAGCGCGCGCCATGTGATTCACAGCCTTGATTGCATCATCCTTTTTCTTTGGCTTTCTCAATCGTTCTTTAACTTCATTGCCGATGCAGTCTTGGCAATCAACTTTGCGTTCATCTATTGTCATAAACAGCCTGCCACATTTCGGGCATATTCTTGTATACACAATTCTTCCAGCCTTTTTAAAATTTCTAAACTGCGCAAATCTTTTGGCGCATTTGGGTCTACAGTATTTCTGATTTTGTTGTTTCGGATCAAATTCAGTCATACAGTATTCACATAATTTCAATTTTTACCTCCAATCTTTTGTAAGGGCGGCACGGTAAACGCACCGCCAAAACATGGCTTTCAATAAGGTTTGTGATAACTATTCGCCAAACAAGGTAGTTTCTTTTAGGCTTTCGCCAAGGTGTTTCAACCTATTTTAAATTTTCAAGATATGCAATGCGTTTCTGTGTAATATCAAGTTGTGCCTTTGCAAGTTTTTCTTCCTTTCTTTCTCCCGAAATAAATTTTTCAATTGCCGCATTCCTGTTTTCTTCCAAAAAAATTATCGTGTTTCCTGACCATCCGCAAATGCTACCAATAGACTCTTTTCTGATTCTGCTTCCTTTGTAAAATCCGCCAATTGCATCCTCCAATGTCACATAAGTTTTGGCACATTCTTTTGCTTCGGCAACCTGTTCTTCGAGTTTTCCGCTTCGAAAACTGTAAATATATAATTTCATGTTTCCTCCATTCTTTCAGAACGGACAAAGGTTCATATCAACCTCTAGCCCTTTTTCTGCCACATAAACATTTGCTCCATATTCAATTGTTTCTTTCGTTCGTTTTAGGAATAACGCGGGATCTCCGCTTGTGTCCGATAAGTGTATTAAAACGACATTTCGTAAAGCTGGGTTGTCGTTCGTCTGAATAAATTTAAGTGCCGTATCAAGGCTCATGTGACCTCGCAAACGGTGTTCATAGTTTGGCTCATTCCGGTCTACCAAGTCCATACTATAATTGGCTTCAACCATGATATGCTCAATGTTCAGCTTTGAAAAATTGTACTTGCAATATTCCAAGTCAGTCATGAACAATAACTGCCCCATTTCCTCATGCTTGATTAAATATCCATAACACTCAATTTCTGTGTCATGTGGTACATTGAATGGTGTTACTGAAAAACTGCCGATTTGCCGTGTTCTGCGTGGTGAAATGGCTATTGTACGTTCTCCGGTTATTGTTTCAAGTGCGGTCTGTGTTTCAAATGCCGTATAAACCGGAATGCCGGATTTCATGAAATCTTTTATGTATCGTGCATGGTCTCCGTGTTCGTGGCTCACAATGCAACCGACAACGTTCGAGATTTTCCAATCAATCATTTTCTTGAAATCAAGAAATTTGCAACCGGCTTCAATGGAAAGGATTTCTCCATTGTCGGCAATTAAGGCGTATGAGTTGCCGGAACTACTTGACCCCAAAACTCTAAGTTCCATACCCTACTCCAATTCTTCCTCTGTAGGAAACTGAAAGATAGCATTGCTAATGCATTCTATTTTTGACGGCTGATTTTCTGTTTGCACCATAATACCGCATTTCTTTAATCTTTCAAATTCCTTCGCCACATCTTCTGAAACATCAATATTCTGCATTACGATAGGCATACCGATATATGCATCTCTAAGCATTTCCATAGCTTTCTTGGCTTTTTCTTCCGTGGAATAATCTGCAACATCTACTGAATCATCATATCCACACATCTGCATTCTCACATAAACGCGCCCATTTATACATCCTGCATATAAAGAAACCGAACTGCTATCATACGGAAAATCTAATCTTCCGTCCTGCGATATAACTCTCATGGAAAACCTCCTTATCTCAAAAACAGAAACCAAATAAGTGCCACGAACGAATCAATGAGTGCTGCGATAAACACGATTACAAGAACAACCCTGCCAAAAGTGACCTTGTAAGGAACACCGAGAGAATGACGTATTTCTTCTTCTAAACTAATGCCGGAAGCAACAAACTTTCCTATAACGAAAAACAACACCCATAACAAAATTGCTAATTTTACAAAAATCATTCTTCATATCCTCCCTAATCTTTCATAAAATCCGGTACGTTCTCGTCATTCTCAACGGCTTTCTCCGGCTCAACTGCTGCACCGTCGGTCGCTTCGGATTCTGCTACAACAAACGGCTCTGAATTGGCGTTTTCCGCAATTTCTTCCTGTGTCTGCTGATAAGTTTCATCTATCTGCATAAGAGACTGTTTTGCAATAGCATTAAGGTCTTTTGGATGCTTCTTGATTGCATTATTGCGCATCTTTCGAACGATCATGGATTCAGATGTATCAAGCCATGCGGCACTCATGTATGGTCTTGCAACTTCGCAGGAAAGCATATCTTCAACAGTTTTGCAAGCTAAAAGCTCTTTCAAAATTTCATTTTTCTTTTCTGCGATAGCTTTCTTTTCTGTTTCCGTTGCATCATAGCGTGTCTTTTTTCCGCCTTTTACAAGTCCGAAAGTCTCATTCAGAAGATTATTGCGAACATGAGCAAAAAGGTTTCCTTTTACGCTTTCACGCTCTGCTATCATATATTCAACTTTCCCATCTTTCATTTCCACCGGGTAAACAACACGGATAACTTTCTGCGAAAGTCCTTTTTCTTCCCATTCCGGCGGTGTAACTTCAATTCCTTTATGCTTTGGATATGTAAAATCGTCACCTTCTTTCACAAGCCATACCGGATATACCTTTTTAACATCAACACCAAAGTTTCGAAGAAGTGCATCATTTCCGTCTCCTTCGATCCCCATTTCTACTTCCTTGTACCAATTTCCATTTGCATCCTGTCTGCTTCTCAACTGGAAGTAGCACTCCCTCGGCACTGCATTGGCATTAAGTTGAAGGCTTGATACCTGTCCGATAACCTGTCTCAAATTAGATCCGTTCAAGTTACTCATAGCGGCTTTGCTAGATGTAACAAGGTTGTAAATAGCGCTCATAGATGCCATGACGCACTGCTTAGAATAATCATTAAGCACAAGCCCATGCTCTGCAAAGTCACGTTCCATAAGCCTTATGTACTGGTTCGTATAATAGGAAAGTTGTGTATTCATTTCCTGTTTTCCCTGCGTAGATACTGCCGTATTTTCTGCCATAATTATTTATCCTCCATTCCACTTAAAAAGCTTGAAGAGCTTCTGCCACGCGTCTTTTTTGCCCTTTTCTTAATATTTCTTTACCATCCTCGGACAGCTCCTCTTCACTTACTCTCTGTAAAACAAGGTTGTATTTCTCCTCTCCAAGAACTCTCCTTAATGCTACCAAAAGAGTTTCAAATTCAGCCATGATAACCGGCTCTCTTCCGTCTACTTCTATTGTTCCAAAATCTGATTTAATCATATCTATTCCTCACTTTCTTAATATCTTAAAATCTTAACATCGTTATCTTCATAAAAATTATTGAACCGCTCATTTAACAGTTCTAATTGCTGCTTAAGAATTTCCTTTGCTTCATCCATACCACGGAAAAGATTTTCGCTCTTAAGCTGCAGATTATCAATTCCCAATTCGTTGCAATTAAGATACCACGCATCTCCGCAACCGCAAATTTTATGTATGCAAATGTTGATTCCGTGGTCTTGAGTTCTGAAAATCGTTCCACTTTCCACCGGTTCTCCAAATTTTGCATTACTAATCAGCTTCATGCACACCCCTCGCTTTCCTCATACTTCTTCACAACTGCCATCTTATCAGCACCGTAGGTCTCTACCCACTTCATATCAACTGATTCATCTGTAACCGTCAACTTTGCACCTTTGGCATTTACAACCGTGTCACCAGCTTTCACGGAATCCTCGGTGCGATACACGTAGCTTCTTGTGATGTTTGGAAATTTCGCTTTGATATACTGCATTTATCTGTAACCTCTCTTTCCTTTATTTCTCATATCTTTCTCGCAATACGAAAGAGAACAATGTCCGTCCCCTACCCAAAACCCTTTATTTGCGTTCCTCCAACGCTTGCACGACATACACCGTGCATCTGGCTGCGTGATGTTGTTGCTTGTCCCTACTCTTGACATTCGGCACCCTCGCTTTCTACAATGTATCCTGATAGAAAATTTCTTTATCCTTTGCGAATATAATTGGATGACCATAATAGCCGTTATGCGCATTGTAGACTGCGAACTGTAATGTACCTTTATCTGTTTCAAAGTCGACAAACTGAATACCGCCGCAATCTTCGTAATAGCCTGATTCATCTACCTTTTTCTTATTAAGCGCCTTATCTGTAAGATTTACTGCTCTTAATTCTGAACCTATAAACTTCTGTTCATCATCATTTAAGTAGAAATATCCCCAGCTTTCACAACAACATTGTTCATTGTTAATCAGCAAAAGAAATTCGTGCTTATCCGTTTTAACTTTGTACCCATCATAAGATGCACCGCCCATTAAACTGCTCATTATCTGCATGATGCCAAGCCTAGACCCATTGCTACCATTTAACGAACCGGTATTTCCTAAAGATACATTCGTTATTTCTTCGATGCTTAAAATTTTCCCTAACGTTTCCATTCTATACACCCTCCACTTTCTCATTGTTAATTTCCATATCCAATGTGACCGCAACATCTCTGATAAACTCGTCTGGAATATAGATTCCTGCCTGCACGCATACCGCATATTGTACCTTTGCAATACTCGCAATATCAGAACCCTGCTTTTCCATTGTCTTTGTGAGAACTTTCAGCAAGTTGGCCACGCCACCATGTGATTGCGGAGTTTTTCTTGCTGACAACCCTCGGATTTCTTGAATGTCTGTTTTCATATTCTCCATGAATTTGTTTCTCCTATCATCAAACCAACTATCAAAAGCGTTCCATAATTCCAAGAAGCAATCCGTTTCGCGTACCGCATTTTCAATAGTTTTGTATGTTTCGGCAATAAACAGATTTATTATCTGCTCCGCATGGTCTTGAAAATACATTTCACATTTTCCTTTCAGAAAATATTTGTAGCCAAAACCACGCTTGCAAATCCAACAATATGCGTACCACGTATCTCCTTGAAAATATGTGTCGTACTTCCTATCCCATGAAGTAAAACGCGGTTCCTCGCCTTTACGGTAGACCAAACGCATAACACATTTTTCTCGGAACACTTTTTTACACATGTCCTTTAATGTTCCCATGCAGGAACCCTCAATGCCGATAATAGCTGGTTTTTCTTGGCTCATGTACCTTTCAATGACTTCAAGAGCCTTTTCGTTTATTGGATAGTCCATATCACACCGCTTCAACTTTCAACTGCTTGTCCTCGGAAACGCTCAAAAGAATTAACTGTGCATCCATATCCGGCACATTAAACTCATTCAGCGATTCCGCATTATCTACGAAAATCGGCACGCTAACGCCGTATAACTCGCTAAGAGAACGGATAATATCAAGTCCGGCTACAATTCTGTGACCGCTATTCAAAGTCGAATACGGCACTCCATTTACGGTGCACTCACAGCAATCTTTCATACCGCCATTTAACTGCATTTCAAAGAGTTTGAAATTAACTGTATTGAAATGGCTATTGATAGATTCAGAAACCTTATCCAGTTTGAAACGAATGAACTCTTCCAAGAGATAAAGCATCTGTTCCTGGTCGGCAACTTTCTGCCCGATTTCTTTCTGCTCGTCACGAAGCGTTTCGATACGATCATCAATCGCCACATTGTTAGCTGCCTGCGCAATAACCTTGTTCACTTCATCAAGCTGGCTCTGCAGATCAGCTTTCTTGGCTTTTAAATCAGTAACAAGCTTGTCTGCGCCCTTGGGTTCTAACTCTGCAATATCAGCACGCAATTCATCCCGTTTAGCCTTTAACTTTGCATATTCTACATTCTGCATAAAATAAGCAGCACAAGAAGGAATCTTAGAAATCTGTTCATCAAGTCCTTTGATAATGTCAATTTCTTCCGCTTCATGAAGTTTCAAGGTGTTGATTGTGTTTTCCAATTCTTTGTTATTCTTTGTCAGATCCTTAATCATTTCCGCACACGCATTTCCATCATCAACAATCATGGCAAGTGTTTTCGCGTGTTCTTCATTAAATATTTCGATTGCATCTGCCTTTCTCTGCGAAAAATCGGCTCTTAAAGACTCTATTTTATCTTCCGGCAATCTTTGTCCGCATAACGAACAAACCGCTGTGGATACGTCAAATATCCACTTAGAATCGTCAAACTTCTTTTCCTTTTCCTCTTTGTACCTTTTCACAAGGTCGGATTTCTTAAGAGTCTGTTCAGAAATTGATTTCTTATTTCTTTCAATGGAATCCTGCGCTTTTCTGATAGATGAACGAACATCCTCTAACCTCCGTTCGTGGTTATATTTTTGATTTTCAATCTCATGTCTCTTGCTTGAAAGCTCGTTATTCATGGTCTGCGCGATAGCGGACATTTCAAACTGACAATGCATTTCTTCGCTGCGCATTTCATCAATCCGAACATCAGATTTCCCAATTAAATCTTCAAGTGCTTCAATCTTTCTCTCTAAATCGGCTTTCAACAACTCCTGCTCTGCCACATCTACATCAACCTTAGATTTCTCGGCTTCATCAATACGTACCGGAATTTCAGCCTGTTTCTTCTTCCATTCAGATAATGCCTTGGAAAACTTGGCACGAATATCATCTGTGGATGGTGCTTTTTCCAATTCCGCAATCAGTGGCGCATACTTGGCATCTGTCTTTGCCAACTCCACATCTGAAAAATCAGAAATAAGTTTCATCAGAATATCTCGCTGATCTTTCCACTTCAAAGAAGAAAAATACTGCGGATTGGTCAGCATCTTAAACATATCCTCACTCTGCGCTAAGCCGGAAATATAAGCCTTAAATTCAGCTTCACTCTTCGGATAACCGTCAATCTCATAAGAATTTGGGTTTCCCTGCAATGATACCGTATTAGTTCCACGCTTCTTAACCCAATTCTGCTTCTGAATCTTTGAAAGTTCCATTTCCTTGCCATCCACATCCAGAACCGCTACAACCTTGATTTCAACGTTATCAATGCGGTTTCCATCCTTATCCAGCGGTCTGACATTGAATTTTTCCTCTCCGGCACTGTTCTTGTTAAAAAGCAACCATGTGAACGCATCAAAAATTGTAGTCTTACCTACCGCATTCTGCCCTTTAATACTTGTCTTATTTGAAAAATTTACATCAAGGCTCTTAATGCCTTTAAAATTCTCCATACGTAACGATTTTAAAATCATTCGCATTATTATACCCCCACGATTCCTTTTATTGACAACTCATATGTAACTTTTTCCATAACGTGACCATCTTTACACGTTTTCTTGTATCTCCGGCTCTGTAGTCTGCCGTAAACGCTAACCCTATCTCCTATCGAAAGAGTATTTGTGTATTCCGCATTATCACTCCACGCAATGCAGGTGATCAAATCCTCTTTTCCGTTTTCTCTTATGGTTTTGAGTTTCACATCACAGATTTTACGACCAAGTGGTGTTTCTCTAAGTTGCTTTTCCTCGATAATTCCATCAAGACTTACCTCATTCAAAGGGCTATCATCCTCTGGCTTCGTAATTGTATCAGCCATAACATACATAAGAATGGCTTCTCCAGACCCTGTTTTTACGTGCCTGGTAATTATCTTCCCATTGACACATACCGTTCCGCCGATTCCTGTATCGCTGATTTCTTCATCAAACAGTACCGGAAGTATATCTGCAACACCGCTTCTTCTTTCAACTCCGATAAAAAATTTATAAAATTTCTTACCGCTTGATTTATGGCTTTCCCTTGGTGCTGATACAACATCACCGATCAGTGTTATTTTGTTCTCCATTGCTTCTCCTTTCCATTTCTCTGTCAAGAACCTTTTCAAAATTATCTTTATCATTCTGTTTCTTTCGTTTCCCTGCCAAAAGTTCAGCAAGCATACGCTTTTCTTTCGTGGAACATCTCGTACCACTTATATACACAACGCTTACCATGCATCCTCTCTCATTCTGCGTTTTCTCTTAATTCGCTTGTCGAGTTCAGCTCTCTTCCGGTCTACCTCTGACCAGTAATACATAATTGCCGCAATTACTGCACCGGCTACAAATTTAATAGCCGCCATATTCCCGACCACGCCATCACTATCCATATAGCACGCGGCAACCAAGGAATACTCCATTGCCGCCGCACCTATGATGAATTGGATTACTTTTTTCATCTGATTTCCCCTTTCGTGCTATATAATAAGGAAACAACTCATTCATTATGTGCATTCGCGCATGAAATCTGTTCCTGCAAGAACACTGGTGCTGTATAGCAATCAATAAACTCATGTGCATCTGCGATATACTTTCGCTTGATGCTTTTGTATGATGCCACACAACCATATTCGCGCTTAAGCTGACTGTAAATATCCGAATACACTGAACTTCTGATGCTTCTATCTCTGTATGATTCACTCTGCTTTCCACCAAGAATATCAACGCCCCTGCGCTTAACGTGCTTCTGAATCTCGTCAATCTCGCATCCATACAAAGGCATATCGTTTTCAAGGCTATCGATTTTATCTTCTACCTTTTCAACACGACCGCTCAATTCCTCGTTTCCCTGTGCAAGTAACTGAATCTTTTCTGCCGTTGTCATAGGCTTTCCGTAACTTCCGGTCTTTCGGATGGATGGAAGAACTTCTCCTGTTATCCATTTACGGAACTTCTTGGCATTCGGCTTGTCGCTGCGGAGAATAACCGCGTATAGACCAGACTCGGTAACGAAGTTTGTTTCTCCTTGACGCCCTAGATTTAATCTAGTGCGTTCGTCATCATCAAGCCTTTTAGCAACATCTGTTGCATTTTTAATGTCCAATGCCTTGCAAACATCAGCCAAGCAAAACATCGGCTCGCTATTTAATACTACCGTTCGGACTTCTCCAAACTCTTCCGAATTAAAAATCTGTAATTCGTTCATAAATCTCCTTTCTGTGGTATAATTCCCTTATCATCAAATAAGGGAGGTGAATTTTTGAACAATGAATATGTATCTGCCTACGCTATCGCTAAAATCTGTGGATGTAACGATTCTTTCAATGATTTCAAAACCAAGTACGACCAATACCGTGAAGAAATCAAAGAATCTCTACCAAAAGAAGAAAATCAATTATCCAGCGTAGAGGTGGCAGAAAACCCATTCCGTAACATAAAACATTTCTAACATGTTTTAATGACCGGAGAAATGGCGGTAAGGACTTTGACGGATAATTCAATGTTTGTATCTTCGATTTTCTTATCGCCGTCCAAAATGCTTTGGTAATCATCAACAATATCCATTGCTATATGCTGTGCCAATTCGTCAAGACCGATATATCTATCCTTGTCTTTCTTTACAATTACAGCTTTTCCTTCTTCGTCTAAAAGCCGGTATCTTTTTACTTCCACCCATTCTCACCCCTTTCGTTTTCTTCGTCTGCAATCTGTAGATTGATTGCCCCGATTTTTTTCCTGATATATCAAGCAAAGGGCATCAACAGTCAAATTAAATGCCTGTAAATCAAGCACCAAATGTGGAAGACCGTTTGGTTCTACAGAAAAATCAAGTTTTCTAATTCCTTTGATTTCATGTCCATCTACAAAAAGATGAGTGCTTGACGGCGGCTCCCCCTCTCTTCTCGGCTTGATTTCAATTTTTTGTGGTTTGTGTTCCATATTTGCTCCTTTCATTATTTTCTTCTTCCTGCTCACTATGTTTCGAAGCAGAACTCTCTACCATTCCAAGGACATATCCTTTCTGAAAATCTGTCATATTCGGAATGGCATCACGAAGTTTTTCGACAACACGTTTTTCTTTTTCGCTCATTCAATCACTTCCTTTCATGCGCAATATCTGATTTCGTACTCTGCTACAATGTTCAAGTCGCATCCGAAAATATACATTAAAATAGGAAGAAACTAATTTCTTTTGTACTTCCCATGCCAAATCATCCGTGAACGACTTGGCCAACATTAGATAGCCCTGTTCGGTAAAAAGATACATTCCGTTCGGAGCAGTTACACCAAATTCCCCCTTGGCTTCATCCGAATTTCGGACGAAGTAATCTTCTCCTAAAATAAAGTGTTTCTTATTGTCGTTAAATATTTTTCTCGCTGTTCCGTCTGGTCTTTCATGTACCATGTCAATGTCCTTAAATGTGACCACTCGCTCGCCTTTGTACTCTTTGATGGAAATATCCGCATTTCCAATGTGTACCAAATTATCCATACTTTCACTTCCTTTCTGTGGTATAATTCCCTTATCATCAAATAAGGGAGGTGATACAATTTGAAATACTTTTTGTTTTGCGATTTTTCTACAATATCCTGCGACCGAGAAAAGATGGCAGAGATATTAACTGAAAACGATATAACGTTCGCAAATATCAATAATTTTTGTTGGGAACTAAAAGTTCCGGATAAGTTTGGAATTCCAATCTGCGACACGACCGCAGAATCTATTCACTGCCTGTTTTATCAGTACACTCACAAGAACTCTCTTCTTCTTGTGGTAAAAGCAAATGAATATTTTCCAAACGGAGATTAGGATATAATCTCTTTGTTTCTTCATATACGGTTTTGGTTTTCAGCCATTTCCGCATATGAAGAACCTGTTCCATGACATCCATATCGTGAATATCCACTTTGTTTAAAATCTTCTGCAATTCCTTTTCCATTCCATTAAAATAAGAAACCGGAACAACAATTATGTCATTTGCTGATTTAATCTCTTTCATGTTCTCACCTCTTTCCTGTTCATTTGATGTACATACAATAGCACATTAAATATACATTGTCAATAGTTTTTGTTGACTTAATGAACATTTAATGTTAATATAATTGTGAAAGGAGGGTAAAGGATGAATGAGAGAATAAAGCAAGTTCGGTTATCGACAAAATTAAGTCAAACCGAATTTGCAGAAAAAATTTTAGTCTCACGATCTGCTGTATGCAAAATGGAAAGCGGAGAAAATTCTCCATCAGAACAAACTGTTAAATTGATTTGTCAAGAGTTTAATGTCAATGAAGATTGGCTTCGCACCGGAAACGGAGAAATGTTTGTTGAGTTATCAAAAGACGAACAGATTTCAGCAATGCTTGGAGAAATCCAAAGATTAGGTGATGAAAACTTTAAGTATCGACTTGTTTCTGCACTGTGCAAGTTAAGCGAAAGCGATTGGACAGCCTTAGAAAATTTAGTAGATACGATTTCAGACAAAAAGTAAAAAAGAGCCAAGGGCAATGCGCAAACCCTTGGCTCTTTTCCTATTTTAATAAGTTGCTTATGTATGCATATATGGTTTTTAACCAATGCAAATTGTCGCATTTTTCAATGAGTTTAATGATTTCATTTTTGTAGTACTCTTCTCCCAACCTCAAAACCCCCAATCATGTGCCCTATGTAGCGATACGGATATTATAGAACGTGTGTTCGGCGTAGTCAATCCCCAATTATGGGCGGAGCCATGCCAAACCCCACCCATGCCAGAACTTGAAGTGTCCTTTCGGACAAGTCCATAGTATCACTACAATATGCATGATTTCAACATTTTTCGGTCGCAAGTTTCGACAAGAAATGTCATTGCAGAGAAGCGGAAAGCTGTTTCTCAATCTCTTCTTGCACTTTTGCGCGCCAACGCATCGGCACTTCATCAATCGTCATTTTCTTATCTACAAGAATACGTCTCACGTAGAATTTAACCATATCCTACACCTCGCTTTCTGCGGCAATGTTTGCCAGTTCTTGGATTGCTTCTGCGTTTGCTTCATGTCCAGCTTTCAGCTCATCGATGGTTTTCTCCATCTCAGTCTTAGTCCTCAAGCTTACAGTAACTGTATATGTACCATCTTCTACTCCATCCTTACCCCCATTCGGCATATATGAGAATCCCTCATACTTAAGATCATCATACTCACCGGAAGTCTGACCGTTGTGTGTGAATGTGACCTTTGAAATATTCTCTTCCGTAAATGCTTCCGTAATTGACTTGATTCCGTCAAAATCTTTCGACCGAATCTGAATATTTCCGAGGCTCGCTCCATCGGCGATCTCGAACTCTGTTTTGTTTTTCAAAATAATTTTGTCCATAATTTTTATTCCTTTCTATGTGTAAATTTACGGGTTACTAAACTTATTTAAACGGCAGTTTAAAAGGTGTTTTGCATGAAAGATCAATAGCAATTCCGCAAACTACAGTGTTAGATTACATAGTATACGTGAATTCTCCTGTTGGATGTCAAACCTTTTCAGCAGAACACTCATCTGATTTACCAAGATCAACGGGAGAATTCAATATATTATGGTTTGGGAGTGGAAACAATTATAATGGCTCAAGACTTCATGTAATTGCTATTCCTTATTCGTCTTCCACGACTAGGAAAATATATGCAAGAGAATATTTTAATCAAACTTGGCTTACTGGTTGGTATGAATTATAATTTTACCCAATTGCTCCAAACAGCATCATGCCGACTCCGAATCCATAACTCGTCTTTGCCTTTGAATCCGAACTCTTCCTGAAATACCTGAGATGCTATTTGGGTTAAACGAAAGAGTGAGCCGTTTCCGTCTACACCAAATTGTATTATATTCCACCAACCGTCTAAATTTGGATACGGAGAATCGGCTACTGGATCACCATATCCAGTTACACAATAGACGTGTATTCCTGTTGTTAAAGGAACGTCATTAAAAAGCTTAAATGTTTTTGGAATATAAGAAATATCAAGCATATTGGTATTCAAACTGCCGTTTAAATCACTTAACTGTTTCGCCAGTGTTCCATCCAGATTAGGGTTCGCCTGCCGCGCATCAAGTGCGAAGCCTTCCACTGTTGTTACCTGGTTATTTACGATACTTTCCGGTTGCAGCGCACTTCCGATTTTATCCTTTAATGCATCTGCCAACTTTATGACGTTTTTCGCTTCGTCCAATGTAATTGTGGTTCCATCCAAGTTAATGCTAAGCGTTCCACTCTCATCTACGCTCATGCTTTTCCCGTCCGGTTTTACAATTCCGGCTTCCTCTGTTGTTGCGATTGCACCAGCACCACCTACAACAGACTTAGACCAGTATTCCGTATTGCTCGTTGCCGTTCCTGCCGGAACATTCTTTTTTGCAAAATACAATGTGTTATTATGAGTTACCGCATCCAATCTCTTATATGTAGCATTTGCGCTCCACTCGCCTTTAGGCACGATTGCTACTCTTCCTGCTATAGCCATTTAAGCCACCTCCCAATTCAAATTTCCGTTATTATCAACGGTAAAGTTATACGCTGCATTATCTGTGTAAATTAACTCTCCATCATCGTTCAAGTCAAATTCTGCCATTGTCAATTTCTTGTTAATCTCGCTTTCGATTCCCTGCACCCTGTCTGCGCTGTCCTTGGCATCTGCGGCAGATTTTGCCGCGTTGGTTTCGGACACCCCTGCGCTTTTGGCAGATGCTACCGCCTTGGCAGATTCCACTTTAATATCTGCAAGATAATCCGGGCGCAGATGCTTTTCTTGGATACTTCCCTCTTTCACGATTGCGGACACCTTACCGTCGCTGCCGATTGCAAATGCGATTGTATCAGAATCCAAGAACTCATATTCTGTAATCAATGTGGATAAATCTACATTCTGCGTTGTACCATCATCTAGCGTTATCACAAGTTGCTGTGCCTGCGGGTTGTACTTGAAGTTTACCGCCAGTTTTTCCAATTTTGTGTCAATCACAGCCTTGGAACCATTCATCTTAACCACCGTCAGCGTTCCGTTGGATTCATCCCAAAGGATTTCCTTTACAAGTTCGTTAGCTTTGGTCAAGTCAACTTTAGACGCATCCATAGCAACCACACGATCATCCAGATTGTCAATCGCCAAGTCCATCTTATTAAGATTGGATTCATTTACCGCTGTTTTTTCACTTGGAAAATTCTCCCAGTTGATACGACTATATATTTTCTGCATGGCTCACACTCCTTTCTAACGCTGATAATCTGCGTTCCAGATCTTCGTTTTTCTGCTGCAAAAGTTCGATTTCTTTCTGCTGCATCTGGATCATCTGTATGTGCATTGCATGGAGATTTTCCTTGTCGATTTTCCATGTCTTTAAATCTCCGTGAATTGCTTTTTCATCCTCTTCGGCATCTTCTTTTAGTACAAGTCCGCTATCGGACAATCCGGCATCCTGCAAAATCTTCTCTAAATCCTGCGCAATTAAACCAAACTGCAAGCCTTTGTGCTGCGTGATGTATCCGGATTTCCATGTGTATTCAACCGGGCACATTGCCATATACACGCTTTTAATATCCCTTAATGATTGTATATTATTTTTCAATCTTTTGTCGGAACTCGGAATAGAAATCAAAAGACCCTCGATATCCAAGGTACTTTCCCTCGAACCAAAATCAGACACTTTATTAAAGTGTCTGGGCGAATACTTGGTTGTAGAGCTATCATTAAGTGTATAATCTACATCTGTAAAATACCCACTTGGCAATTCGCTTTTGGTTGCGTAGTCGCTCAGCGAATTGTCAACATAACTTTCTGTCGCCAAGTTTTCCCCGTTTGCGTCAGTAACAGATAATAAGTCCAACTTAACATTCTGCAATAACGCATTATTTCTTCCGTCATGCCCTAATATCTCTACCCCAGATACCTCACCACTGTCAAAAAGCAGAGATTCTATTATATGTACTCGTCCGCTACCGTCCAGTTCAAAGTTGTTACATTCTACAATCAATCTGTTTCCTCGTAGCACAATTTGGTCAGCACTGGCATTGATCATAGAAATAACTTGGTCGTTCTCGTCTCTGCCTAACTTCAATTCCAGTGATGCGTCTAATTGCCCTTCTGCCTTTTGTGCACGATCAACTTCTGCTAAAATGCTTTTTGCGGTCTGCTCAAACTTGGTATTTGTCTGTTCTTCTAAATCCTCATAAGTGGATTGAAGATGGTCTGCGTTCCTCTCTAACTTTCCGGTACGTCTTTCCACGCTTTCAAGTGTTTCTCTGATAGAATTAACCTTTGCGGAGTGTGTCTGCGTACCCTGTGCCGAGATTGAATCTCTCTTGCTCTGTACTCCGGTTAGGGTGCGTTGCAATAGATACGTTTCAACAATCTCTCTTGTGGTATTGAACCGGATTGGTTCCCCAAGTGTCAGACATGGATTGCCGACACAAGTGCAACTTTTAATCGGCGTATATGCTGCCTGTGCCATAATCGGCAATAGGTTATTTGCAATCTGTTCCAGCTCCGCTCCGGTCTTGTCTGATACAAGAAAGTTTCCTGTAATCGAATAGTTGTTTCCGGCAGTTCCAACAATAGCACCGGCGTTATCATTGCTTGTCTTGATTTCAAGCTGCGTAATTGCCTTGCTTTGAAAGTCCTCGTAATCAAACGTGATGTAGTGTCCGGTCATGGACTCTGTGTTTGCATCAGACGGAAATAAATTGTCTGCCGGGAACAAATCTTCTGCCGGATAAAGCGCGCTTGCGATTGCTTTCAGAAAGACATACTCAAACTTGCCATCTCGGTTGATATTACCAAAGCATCCGTTAATCTCACAGATTGCCGTTACAACCGTTTTTCCACTGATAGAGGACTCTTCTGTAACCGCGCTTGAATCGTCCGTCTGTGTGGCTACAATCGTCTTATTGACTGTCATGGAATCGTTAGGCAATGTTGCTACCGCCTGTTCAATTCCGAGATATGCAAAGAAGCTATCTCTGAACTGCTTAAGCGTCATGGGAAAGCTAAGTCCTGCATACCAAGCCTTTACATCGGAATTGATAATGTCATACATAGCGTCATATGCCGTAATCTGCCGTTTTGTCCGGTCAGCCGTAGGAACATCGGATGCAACCTTAAAAACTCCGTATAGCATCGGATTTTCGCTATCTCCGTCAACTGTTTCCGAAATGGAAATAGTTCTACCGTTAATGCTTCCTGCGGTGTTTCGTGCTGTGAATTTTACACAGTTTGCTTCACACGCACCAAACTTTAACTCTGATTCCGAGCAAAGACTTTCTTCAAGCGAAAACGTACCGACTTCGAGCATCGAATTGTCTATTTTCTGATTTGTTCCAACAACAGATATAACCATCTGCTTGTCTGTGCCGGAATCCCAATACTTTTCTTTTAAATTGCTATTTATCATATACACCACCTACAAACGAAAATTTTATTGGTTCATACTTAATCTTCCCATTCGCCACAGAATAGAACGTAGGCTGAATGTCAGCGATATATCCGTACTGCGTCACATATCCGCGTTTCTCCGGCACGTATGCCGTGATATAACCGCCACGCTCTTTTGCCTTGGTATAGTTCTTTTCGATATTCTTCCAAAAATCATCAAACTGCTTTTCAGTCAGCATAGCTTTGGTTTCAAACTCAACTTTTAAGGCTTTCAGATCCACGGCATCACGATGCTCTAATCCGTTTTCATCCGTCCAAGGGTCTAAGTCCTGCATATTTACATAGGAACTAAACGTGTCCTGCTTTATTAAACTGTTTGGTATGGTATAATCCCCAAACTTTACTAAATATCCGCCATATCCCATCGTTTACCTCCTAAAAATGGGTATAAAAATAGCACCTACCGTTTGGTAGATGCTAATTGTTCTTATTATGCGTATTTTCTTGATTGGAAAAGGTTTATGATAAACTCTCTTCCGATCTGTGTGATTTTTCTGTGATATACAACCCTTCCACTGTCAAGGACTTCCTGCTTAATATCTTCATAGCCTTTATCACTATAATCAGAATGCATAACCCATGTTCCGTTTACTTTGTACTGAATATGCATATCAGAAAGCCATTTGTTCAATTCGTTCGCGCTCCGAAGCCCTAACTCCTTTGCGATTTCCGTCATGGTATATGTCTTATTCACATGGCTAAGAATCGCATTTCTTCTTTCGGCTTCCTCTCGTTTCTCTCTTTCTTCTTTCAGATTTTGCAAAAGCATGATTCCATAATCTGGATTGCTTATAATCTTGTCGATTGTGTCCTTGGTTGCATACGCACCATGCTTTCTTATTGATGGAAGAACCTCTGATGTTACCCACTTGCGAAACTTCTTCGCATTCGGTTTATCGCTCCGAAGAATAACCGCATATAAGCCGCTCTCTGTAATGAAATTTGTTTCTCCTGCACGCCCTAAGTCTAACTTAGTGCGTTCATCTTCATCTAACCTCTGCGCGACCATTGTAGGGTTACTCATTTTCAATGCCCTGCAAATATCAACAAGGCAAAACATCGGTTCATCATCGACCATGACCATTCTGATCTGTCCGAATATTGGATTCTCAAATACCTCAATGCCGTTTTGAATCTTAAGCATAAGTTGTGATTTTTTCATTCGTGTCTACCTCCATACATTTTTATCTGAATAAAAAAGAGGAAGCCACTTGTGAAATCACATTGGTTTCCTCTTTCGTACAGTATGGCGTTCGAGTAAGTAATCCGCATCTTCACGGATAAGGATGTTTCCTTAGTGATAAGGATAGACTATTTTTGATTTTGTGTCAATCCGATTTTGAAATTAAAATAAGCCGTGTTTCCACGGCTTAAGTATCATTTATCTTTCAATTTTTACTGTAACCAAGTATATGTATATGCTTCATCAACATATATCTTATAGCTGCTCGGATAGATCGTATCGTAATTTGAATCGTACGGAAAACTAAATGAAAAATAATCTGTATCTCCATTCTTTTCACATTCTGCATAATGATAATCATATTTGATCAAGTTGCCAGATGCATCATACATTACGCAAGAAATTTTTACAAATGAAAAATCTTTTCCGGAATCGTTTGTAGCTTCAACCGTAACATTATCTGCTCCAATGTCCGATTGAACCATTATATTGCGAACATCACAAACAGCATTTGTTGCTTCATCAACACTCAACGACATTTTATAGTTATCATAAGAAACATCGTTATAATCAGAATCGCTCGGTGCGTCAAAATAAAGAACACATTCCTTACCGGATTCAAAAGCTCTGTTACAATCGCTTTTGCTATCCAGCATTTTACCGTTTTTGTAGTATACAAGTTTTGCGTCCAGATCAACATTTACCTTGTTGTTGTTTTTCAAGATAGCAACAACTCCATGACCACTATCTTGGTATTCAATTGAGATGTTTTTCTTTACCTTGTTCGCATTAAAGGAAGAAGTGACGGTAACTTTGCAAGAAAGCGTTTTCTTTGCAATTTTTGCTTTTACGTACGTTGTTCCTTCTCCAACCGCCAGAACTTTTCCAGACTTGTTTACAGAAGCAACATATTTATTGCCACTACTCCATTTAGCAGTTTTCCTCATTCCGCTTATCTTTAATGTTGCTGATTCTCCAATTTTTAAATTAAGAGTCTTTCTGCTTAATTTGATAGTTGCCGCCTGTGCAACAATCTGTTCCCCATCTGCATTTTGGATTGGCATAGCCGAAATCAAAACGGCAAATGCCAATCCCATCGCTACTAATAATTTTTTTGTGTTTCTCATAATGACTCCTTTCTTGTGATATGATTTATTTAGAATTATATCACGTTCTATTATAGAAGTCACTAAAAAACATATACATTGTCTCCGGTTCGATTGTAATGTTCTCTACCATAATCCCTTGCAGCTTTTCCTATGTCGTTTGTAGTAATTCCGAAATTTTTCTGTAAAATAGCTTGTAATAACTGATTTTGTTGTCGCAGTAAGGAAACCTCTTGCGCAGATGTTGAATTGATAGCATCTTTGATTCCGGTAATTTCTTGGCTTCCTGCGACCGCTGGCTTACCTCCGACTGTTCCCATAATTTCCGGAAGTCCATTTTCTCCAACTGTTGCTATGCTATATTTATCCATAAAACCGCCCGTTGCATAAGCCTTTACTTTAGGTAGGCTCACTTTCGGCACAAGATCGACTCCGCTCCACTTTACCTTTGCTACTTTAGCCGCCGCAGAAACAACACTGTTGAACCCTCTCAAAACGGTATTCACTCCACCGATCAATGAATTTATTGCTGTTTCAATTCTTGAAATTACGGTGTTCATTGCCCCGGCAACACCACTTTTCACGCTATTCCACAATTTGCTGAATATTTCAGCTACACTTTCTTTCATCTTCGAGAAAGCATTTTTTATCGGGGTTGTTACATGTTCTTTAAACCAACTAGAAACACTGTTCCACGCCCCGGTTACCGCTGTTTTTGCCGCGCTAAATGCTTTCTGAATAGATTCTTTTGCTGAGCTAAAAGCATTCTTGATAGGTGTTGTAACATGCTCCTTAAACCAACCGGAAACCACCGCCCATACAGATTTCACAGTTGTCCATAGAACCTTGAATGCGGTTGATACTGCCGATTTCAATAATTCAAAATTCTTCTTTATTGGCTCTATTACCTTTGATTTAAACCAATCAGAAACAACAATCCATACAGCCTTGACAATGATCCACAATCCTTGAAAGATTTGACCAACTCTTTTCGAAAATCCTTGGAAAAATGAAACAATAGGAGTTATAACATTAGTATTGAACCATCCAGAAACTGTTTTCCATACACCGGATATATCTTTCCATAAAGAAGAGAAAAAACCGGAAACAGATTCCCATAATCCCTTAAAAAAACCGCTTATTGGCTTAATCACATTAGTATTAAACCAATCTCCTGCTTTTGAGAAAATTCCTTTTATTTCTTTCCAATGATCCTTGACTACTACAGCCGCCGTTGCAACACCGGCTACTATTCCTGCGGTAATCGCTGCAGGTGCTGCCGCTACCCCTAAAATAACCGCTCCGACTGCCGTAATCGTAACTCCGACAAGCATAAGTGCTTCATTAAGCCAACTGAATCCGTTCTTTAACATGGTCACAAAGTTTGATATTGCAGTAAATGCGCCAATCGCAACAGAGCCAATCCCGGTTATAGCTTTTGCTACCGGGCTGATAAAAGAAAGTGCGCTCTCTGCCGCACCGCTACCGAATAAAGCTTTGACACCAGCTGAAACAGTTGTTCCAAGTGTAGCAAACGCCCCACCTATTTTTTTTGACAAAGCGATAGACAATACTGCCGAGATTCCCTCATTTGCCGCAATTTCAACGCCAAGCCTTGATGCAAGTGAACCAGCTATTGCTTTTGAAATGGAAGTTCCGATTATATCAAGTGCGGTTTTTGCAAGATGTAATCCAAGAATTTTTTTGATTGTCAGCGCACCGATTATGATTCCAACTGTTTTTACATCTAGGTTGCTTAAAAACTCCTTTGCTCCGTTCCATACATCCTTCCATGAAATTTTACTTAATGCTGTCGTAACTGTATCAAACGCGCCCTGCGCCCACGAATTAAGCGTTTTAGCCAATAATGCAAAGTCAAAGTTTTGGAAAAACTTGTTGATTCCGTCTGCGATTGAATTTCCAAATTGTTTCCAATCAAACGTCGTGCCAAATGAATCCAATCCGTGAAGAACTGTATTTAATGAATTAGCTATCAGCCTTCCGGTTTCTCCGAAAAGTGTTGTGCCTTTTTGCCCTTTAAATAGTCCGTTAAGGAATTTGGCTAATCCTCTTCCAAAACCTTCAGCTTTTGCATACACTTTTTTCCATTTAATTTTTTTCATTGCGTTAATTAACGCACCGGAAATAGACTCTCCCAACTGTTCAAGGTCTTTGATGTTGCTTTTGAATTTCTTAAAGATGGTGTCGGTCTGAACTAAACCACCATCAGCACCGGTGCCGCCACCAGCACCTGAACCAGATCCAGAACCTTTATTCCCTGAACCGGATTTTTTGTCTTTGCTCTGCTTTGAAATAATCTTTAATTCATCAAATGCACGCGTTGCCTGTTGGATTTCCTTTTTTGCTTTCTTGGCATTCTTTGCGATACCACCTGTGTTTTTTCCTGCGCTTCCTGCGGCATCACTTAAATCGTCCATGCCATCAGACGCGCTTCCAATATCATCAGCAAGACCGCTGATCCCTGCTCCTTTGCTTGCTTCATACTTCCATCCGAAGATTGAACCTAAAGCATTTGTTACCATTTCCGCAAAAGAAATAACCTTTTGCAGAACTGCATTAAGTACGTGCAGGAATGGTTTAAAAGCATTGATTAAACCACCACCAACAACCGCTCCAAGTGCTTTGAAATTCTCTTTAAGCATGGTTATTTGGTTATGCCATGTCAATATGTTATCGTAAAGGCTTTTTATCCTCTACTTCTTATGGTTTCCCATAAGTTCGGCGTACATTTTCAACCACAGCGTTGTGGTTGTCGGATACTCTTGGGAATATTATATTCTACACTCTTTCCATAAGAAAAGAGCATAGGTTCAATCCCTACGCTCTACAATGTGCTATAACTTTTATTTTATAGCCTTATCTCGGTATTAGCTTATTGGCTTATCCACTTATAACCATAAGCAGTTCGTCCCTCTTGGTCAATTACCTTATGTATTGCTTTGTAATTAACTCCGAGAGATTCCCCGGCTTCGGATATTCTATCGAACACTCTTACAATCTCTCCGCTTTTCGCATCCACTTGCGCAATTTTTCTTCCTTTTTTACGCTTTTTATAGATACTCAAATCTTTTATTGGAAAATCTTCTTCGTATACAAAAATATATCCATTTGCCGACTTATAAGTATTTGAAAGCACACCGGAAATAGTTGTTCTATTTGTTCCGGTAATCCTAGCCGTTTCCTGCAAACTTTTAAATTTCTGTATAAAATTTCCTTCCATATCACATTGAATAATGCTTCTCATTCCGTTAGGTTCCGGCTTTCTATAGGTTTTCGCTCCGTTTGATTCATATTCATCCTCAAACATAAACATATAGCCCTTTGTTTGCCGCCTTTTTCCTTTGCAATTAAGCAGAACATCCGCATTATGAAATCCGTCAATTTCTGCATCCATTGCACTATCATAACGCTTAACATATTTCCCGTCAAGCGTCAGCAAAACAACCGCCCTGGCGTTATGATACGGCGCACCTTTCCCACCTTTGGTCATATTATAGCCATCTCGATAGGTGTTAAATTTTTCAATGTAATACTTTTCCAACTCACAGGCTCTATCTTCGCTTTCACACGTTTCGATGATTTCCCATGAGAAGTTGTCAAACCCGAATTCTTTAATTGCTCTATGAAAGTCGCAATCTTCTTTTTCGTAGCACCTTTGATGTTGCCACACTCTGCTATGGAAGTCACAAGTTTGACCGACATAAGATTTTCCGTTTATTTTATTTGTTGCTTTGTAGATATAATATGTTCGCATTAAATCACCTCAAACATATTATACAAAAATGTTCGCGCTAAGTCAACTTAGCTTTCACCGATTTTACCCGATTTTCATCGACATATTGCTATGCCGCGCGACACATGAAACAAAAGTTTCGTTTATCGGCTGTTCTGGCAAAGTCCCCGGTGATATTGGTTGTATGTGCAAGCACATACTGATAACGCAACATGGCTTTTTCAGCCTGCGTCATGGATGATATATTCGCATCAAGTCCCTGCTTTAACGCCCACTCTTTCAATGTTGCCTGTGTCAAGTCGATACCATAACGCCGCATAGGTGCCGTAGTACCGGAAAATACAGATTGCAAACTCTTGGCAATATCTTCTTGACTCACATCATAGAATGAAGCCATATCTCCGGCTAATTCTGTCAACCGGATAGACATATCTGCCATTTTCCCCTGTGGAATATCAAGGGCAGTTCCCATTGCTTGAAAACGGCTTGCAAACTGTTTCGCGGACAATTCGGACATACCAAATTTTTCAATTGATGTTTTTGCGAAATTGTTAATTAGGCTTTCATACTGCCCGAATGTCTGCCTTACAACGTTTTCAACCTCTGTCAGTGAGGATGATATGTCAATGGCATCTCCAAGTAGCCTAAATCCTCGGAATAGAGTCCAATACGTTGCATACACTTTTCCGATTGCAGACGCAAGAGAGAAAGACTTCTTAGTAACCGCAGAAGCACCGGAACTAAATCCGCTAAATGAGCTTGTGATGTTTTTTGCCGCTGTTCCTGCCGCTCCACCTGTTCTTGCTAACTTTGCAAGCGCATTTGTCATGTTAATAAGATTTTGACTTACCATAGGTGCTTTTGACAATTCCGACATGAGCTGTCGCATTGCAGCCGCAAGTTTCGGTATGTTCTCGATAGCTTTTGCAGAGCTTGTATAACCAAGCTGTTTGATTCCTCCAGCTAATTCCGACAAACCTTGCACCGATTTCGACATACCGGAAAATGAGATTACAGACTTTGAAATCTGTCGCATTGCTCCTGCTGCCGCATTTATCTTTCCTGTGTCAATGCTGCTAAGCGTTTTAATGTTTCTTGCAAGAGTCGAGAATGACCTTGAATCAACACTCCGCATGGCACTCATTGAGTTTGACAATCGGTTTACTCCGGTTGATAACCGGTTAATTCCGCTAGAATCTATGCTTTGCAAGGATGAAGATAGCTTCCCTAGCCTTGTTATCAGCGCATCAATCTGGCCATTAGCCTGTCTTGCCTGTGCTTGAATCTTGACCTCTAAGGTTTCTAATTCCAACAGTTACACCTCCTTTATTTAGTTTTAGAAAAAGGCGGTAGGATTTGACCCCTACCGCCCTTGAATTACTTTTTCAGTTTTCCCTTTTTCAGAAGAGAAAGCATTTTTGAATTTTCCTCTGACGTAAACTTAAAATTGGAAAATCCGTTCTTTTTTGCGATTTCCGCACGATGTTCTTTCGACACATCATCTTCCCCAACCGCTTTTAACGCTTCAACGATTGAACCGGAATTTCCGGTATACTTCGGATAATACTTGGTTTTGCATTTTCTTGCGCCTTTTACAACAATAACTGTGTGACCTTTTATGCGTGTCACAAGAATATCTCCGTTGCGAAGAATAAACCCGGCATGATAAGAACCCATATCATCAAACAAACCGGATTTCAAAATTACCGGTCGTTCATTGGATGTATTAAAATCTCCCACATCCTTGCCGGATGCATAGATAATACAAGCACGAACAAGTGATGAGCAGTCGCATTCCGTCTTGACCTTTGTGTTGATTCCATGCTTAATGACTCCGTAGCGTTCCGATTGGTCATAGCCGATATTTTTGTTATCAGATGCAATCTTCATAGCTTCGGCTAACTTCTCCGCAACCCTATCGTCCTTCGCTCTTAGCACGTACCATCCCTTAGAATGGTTATAGAACTTCTGCATCGAAACTTCTTGTCCGGTCTGGTCTCCGGCTTTCCCACCAGAATAACAGTTGCCGTGTTCATCATGCCTAGCACTTCCAATAATTACTGCCATAGCAATACCTCTTTTCTTAAACTATCTTTGGTTTTGGTAAATGTGATTGTCTTGATTTAGCCGCCCATTCTTCTTCTGCCTTAAGCATTTCTCGTATCTCTGCATCTGGATCGTCCGTATTCTGCTTTTCAATGGAATCATAGCAAGTTTCTTTCACGTACTTACTATTACCCTTTCCGAATGTCGCGTCTATTGCGGTCACAAGTGCTGACGTTGCATATCTGCCGAACCACATATACATTTCCATGTCGCGTTGCTTCCATTCTGCCTTATATGCATCTACATAAGGCTTAAGCAACTCTGGATTCATCATATCTATATCATCAATGGAAAATCCGTAGCCTTTCGTTACCACAAGGTAAAACGGACGGATTTCCGCAACGTAATATTCCCATGTTAGTTCTTGGTCTTTGTCTTGGATGGGGTCTTTTTCTTCTCCTGCTCCTGCTCCTGTGCTTTCGCTATCGACTCCATCATCTGTGCTAAAAAACCGTTTGTCATCATTTCCTCCTGCATATCAGCGAATAAATCCATGCAGTTAATCTCGTTTGTATCAATCGCATCATAGAGAATGTCAGACACCTTCTCAAGCTTCTCATCGTAGCCCTCGTTTGTTTTGTAATCATATCCAAATTCCTCATTGTGATGCATCTGCAATCCCACAAGAAGTGTCTTAGGAAGTGTTTCAAGAAGAATATCTTCCATAGAAGAAATATCCTCCATGTCCTGTGTCTTCATAATATCCTGTAAGATATGTGATTTTAATGATGGTCTTGTTGCAAACTGAATTGTATATTCTTTTCCACCTAATTTAACTTTCATGTTTTACCTTGCCTTTCTGCCCTATATTGGCAAGGGGCAGTGTTGCCACCGCCCCATTGTTGCTTATTTTATATTGCTTCAAGTTCTGCGATCGACCGTTCATCCTCGCCTACCGGTGCGGTCGATTGCTCGTCCGATAGGCTTTTTACCCCACCACCGTAACAGTGAATGTACCGTCGTTGTTATCAACAACCTTAAGTTTGTCTGTAACAAGTTCCGATACTGTGCTTGGAATAACCGTTACCGTCATTTCAAGGATTTCATCGTTTCCACCTACATCGTTAGGTGTTGCTGTTGCAGTTCCTACATATGCGTACTTCGCTACACCGCCAATACCGTCCGTTCCATACAGATGGATAATATCAAGTTTTTTATCTCCGTATCCATCCACCTTTGAAAGATATTCTTTTTCAAGGTTTCCTGTAATTTCTCTTGAATCAGAAGTCTTAATTCCTTTTTCAAAAGTCTGCTGGTCATCTTCCATTGTGGTTGACTCAACCGTGTTTGGCGGTGATGCAGGACTTGGAACTGACTTGGCGGCAACCAAAAGATTGTATGTTCCTGCAAAGTCAGCCTGTTTTTCCGTGTGCTCTTTTACAATGACACGTGTTCTATAGCTTGTTGATGCCATATTTTCTACTTCCTTTCTGCTTATAGCTGATCTAAATGCTCAACGTTTCCAATTACGCGAGTTGCGCGGAATGTAACCGTTCGCACTTGCTTGGAAATTGTTGGGATTATATTTGATACCTCAAACATTTGTTGTTTAAAAAAAGACACCGCATATGCTGCGATGTCCTTAGTTGCTTTTCTTGAACCTTTGTTTGTAATTGTGATTTGAAATGTTGGGCGAATTGCGTTGATTGTCTTTGCTTCATTCGTTCGTCCGGCTTCTGTGCCACCGATTTGTCTGACTAAAAGTGTCGGGAATATTGCGGTGCCACCCGATTCTTCATCTTGCGTCACTTTAATTCCTCTTACCTTGCTTTCCATGTACGATTTCAAAAGGGAACATAAGGTATCTTCAAAATCAAGTGCCCAACTGTTTAACTCATTTTCCACCGAATACCTCCCTTGCAATCTTTACATACTGTTGAATAATCTGTTGTTCCGCGTTGTACATAGGCATTGTGGCTTTGATACCATGGGTATAACGCCATGTTTCGGTCTTATCGTCCCAATAGTACCAACCATCTTCAAAAGCGTGTATTTGCCCCGGATACGTGCCGACACCGAATCCAAGTTCTGGTGCTTTTGGGTTCTCTTCGGAATTGTAAAAAATTCCAGACCCAAACTCTACCGCCAACAAAGTATAGAACGGTTCTCTATCTTCTGACGTTACCGTTTTTCCGGTTGCAATCAGAATCGCGTTCGAGATCATTAACTGTGGTGATTTATCTACTCTTATCGTTATCGTGTTCCCTATTGGTGATTCCGATATGTGTTGTATTGCCACCGTCTGACCTATCTGTGCAAGCCTAGAAACAAGTAAATCGCATTTAGCCTGTAAACTATCGCGGTACTTTTCTAATTCCTTTATAGCGGCTTGTATGGACTTAGTGGATAGTGTCATTGAAATAGGTTTTGCCATATCTTGATACCTTTAGCATTTTCTACTGCTTCTCTTACTCCTTCTGAAACTGATTTCACAATCTCTTCGTGGGTTATCGGAATGTGTTTCTTATCTCCAATTTTTCCAACAAGTTCTACTTCGTTTCCACCATAACGATGCAATTTTCCGTCTTTTCCCATTACAGTCATACACATTTCAATCTCCCTCCATGCAATCACCTACTTAATATTTTTTCGAAGAAGAAACAAATCCGTGGTCAGTCCTTCATCAGCAACACCTTTTACGATGTAATCTGCGGTTTCTGAATCTACAAGTCCATCATCAGTGCGTTTTACTTCCGAACGTTTCCACACAACGTCACCGGCTTTCAGTGGTAAATATCCTTTATCCGTGACAAGCTGACAGTATGATGTACTATCATCAATTCCAAATTCTTTCACAAGGGCTTCTGACAACTTATTGCTGATATTTGCTTGGAATGTCGTAGGTTCTGAAAACCCTTCAACTTCCTCGCCTTTTGGAATCTTGTTTCCTTCTGGATCTAAATAAGGCACAAAGTTTCCATCGGAATCCTTGTACCCTTCATAGACAATATCTCCATTTTCGTCAGTTTGTGGGATAAATACCCTCTGACCAGATTGCGAATATTTCATTTCCTGCTTGTTAATGTCAAGCATTGGTGTTTTCCTCCGGGATTCCGGCAACACTTGTCAGAAGCGATAATACTCCGGCAAGGACTGATGCAGAAAGAACATATTTCCAATCCACCGCACCCATAAATGCCGCCGTTCCAATTCCGGCAACCGCCGCCTGCGCAACAGTTTTGATTGCTCGGATTCCGGCTTTCTTAGTCCAATCCTTCCAATTCCTCATGGCTTTTATCTCCTTTCCCTATATGAATCTCTTCAATCTCATGTTTCATTTTCGTAACCATTCCATTTCCACCTAACGCATGGTACGCATCATACATCTCACAGAAGTTCTGATAGGCATATGACGGTATTTCTCCGATTCTGGTGTACTTTGCATGGTATTCAATAAGCTGGACGCGCAAAAGGAGCATTGTTCCTTTACTGTTCGCATCCCTACTTTTCTTTTGCTGTTTAAGAAGCCAAACTATATATCCAAGCACTATCGGAAGTGCCACAAGATAAGTTTGAATCAAAATACTTTTCATTTGAATCTCCTTTTAGCGCACTGCCCACCACCGCTTAATGTGCGCCGCCTGCAACCATTTTACCGACACCGGCAATATGGTTACGCTCAATCTTCTTTATAAAACTTTAGCAAATGGAAATACCCCGACAAATAGCTTTTCTCTGTCTCTCCAAGCTCTGCTTACACCATTCTCGCTAAAACTCGCCATAAATTCTTCACCAGCCTGTGAATGGTCATAGACAGCCAGATTAACAATGACACTTTGGTGCTTCTTTAAGTCCTCAGCTATCATTTCATCTGTGTAGCTGTCTGGATAATTTCTCTTTGCCTTTACATCTTCTGTAGCCTGTTTAATGAGCTGTTCGATTATCGGATTATCTTCTTTGTTATCGAACACTACCACATCAGATGTTGTTTCATCATCATTTGCGACTGTATCAATATGAAATTGTTTAAGCCTGATTTTAACCTGTTCTAATGTGGTGTATTCCATAATTTCAGCTCCTATAACCCTAATTTCTCAATTAACAGTTCTTTAAGTTCTGCTCCTGTAAGCTCCATTGCGTTCTCAATACCTTGTTCTAAGGCAAGTTCCTGCAATTCCGCTGTTGGCATACGCTTAATAGCTGTCTTTGTGTAATAACTTGTAGGTTGAGCAGGAAACTTGTCCTGTTCTTCCTCATACTTAAGCTCATCTCCATAAACAGCTTCCTGTCTTACATTATCTGCTGTTACTTCTTCGCTCTGCTTTGCGGCGTTGATTTTATGTCGTCTTAATAACATATAAACACCCCTTACTTTCCGAACTTAGCAAGAACAACCTTTGAATCATTGCTTAAGACTGCTGTATAGTGTTCATCGCCAGAGATAACAGTTGTCTTTGCAAGAATATCTCTGTCTGATTCAATCTCAACGCTTCTCTTCATATAGATTGTAAGTGCATTCTCTTCCTCTGATGCGCCATCTGCACCCGCGTCCTCGTTAGGGTCATCTGCTGATACGATAACAATAGGGCAAGCGTAGAACTCTGTTGTAACAGCCTTTAACTTGCTACCTACCTTAATTTCTTTGCCCTTTGGCTTAAGCGTATGTGCAAGTGCTGTGTCAAGGTGAACATTCGTTGCATCCTCGTTTGTTGTATCAACTACAACATTGATTGTTCCTGTTGAATCATCAAGCTCATACTTAACCAGCTTAACTTTCTTAGACTTAACAACCTGCGCTCCTGCAATAGAACCGATAGTGCCATTCATAATTACATTAAGTGGGTACTTGTCATTGCTCTTAAAATCAGCGTCATTAAGCAATGTTGCTTCCTGCGCTGGGTTAATGAATAATATCTTTGTAAGTGATGAATCAGATTCATCATCAAACTTGCTATTAGCCGCTACAACTGCTGAATAGCTGATAGGCGCTGCTGCTCCATCGTAATCAATAGGTGCTGTGCAAAGTGCGTCATAGCTGTCATTATCAACCTTTGCAGCGATTGACATAGCAATCTGATTAATAGCCGTACCAAGCGGGTCGCCATAACCAGATAATACTGATTCATCTGTAAGCTCTACAGCCTTACCTGCTTTCTTAACCTTTGCTTCTGTTGTAGATGTTGTAAGTACTGTTGTACCCATAGCAACGCCTTCTGCTACATCTTCTGCGTCACCAATATAAGCATACTTTGGCACAACGATTGTGCTTCCCGGTCTGCCTACAAGTGTTGTATCAACTCTTGCAATAGGCGAAAACTTAATTTTCTTTGGTAACTTAGCTGATACCATATCAGCCATTACTTGTGGGTCTACTAAATTTTCTAACTTAGTCTGTGGCATAGTTTATTTACCTCCGTTTTCTACTCTGTGAACTTTTTATAAAGTTCTGGATTCTTATTTTTGAACTCCACTCTTTCGTGGTAATTCATCTTGTTGAACTGTTCCTGTGTTATCGTGCTTTCTTCTCCACTGCCTGTATTAATAGCCGGTCTTGATTTAAGCCACTCTGCCTTTGCTTCTTTAACCTGTCTTTGCACTTCATTAGCAATTACAGTTGCTATAAGGCTATGGTCTGCATCTGCAACCGCCTCAATCAAAGAATCAATATCCTTTCCATCACCTATAACTTTCTGATAAGCATTGACAGCTTTCATATGATTAAGTTCTTTGCTCATGTTCTCGAACTTTTCAGCCTGCAATTTTTCAGCTTCCGCTTTTGCTTCCGCTTCCTGTTCTTCTGCTGTCTGCTTCGAGCGAAGTTCTTTCTTATACTTAGCTGCTTCTGAACTGGCTTTATCGGAAGCGTTCTTATACTTCTCTTTTTCAGCTCTTTCACTAGCAAGCTGTGCCATAAGTTCTTCTACGCTAGGTGTATGCTCTTCGTTCTGTGGTTCATTGTTAGTTGTTGGTTCTGTTGTTGCGTTAATTACATCTGCCATAATTTCTTTACCTCTGCTTTCTGCGTTTTTTGTTGTTCTCTCAACTTCTTGCGATATTTGTATTGCCCTTTCTCTAGGGCATATAAAAAGCCACAAGGCATTTTCTACCCTGTGGCTCAATATCAATTATTTATCTGTTCTGCTCTTATCTATAATCGGACTATTTTCTGTCTGGTCTGATAAGTCTTGCATTGTGCGGTCTTTATTAGGTGGCTGTTCTCCATCTCCGCCCTCTGCTTGGTTCCGTGCATCTTTTTTGATTATACTGTCTTGATATGCCCTAACCATTTCTCCGCTTCTCGCTACAACATCGTTAGGGTCATCAAAGAATGGAATTGCATCAACTGTATCTTTAAGGCTAAATCCGTGGCTTATCAATGTTGCCATGGCATTAACCTTTGTTGACATTTCATAAGTTTTTTGCCGCTTAATGTTAGGCTTTACATCTCTTGCCCTTAATTTAAGTAATGGGTTGCTGCTGTTAACATTGTTTGACAACTTAATAGCCGCAAGAACAACTTTTATTTCTTCCATTTTACAGCCATCAGTAATTAATTGCTGTTTTGCCGCCGCTGTTTCAGCCTGTGACCAACCTGTTGCGTCTGACATTGCAACTCCTGTACTACCACCACTGTTATCATTTCGTTGTGGCACATTGCATTTCTGCAAGATTATCTGTCGCCTTGATTGGATATTATTAAGCATACCTGTGTAATCGTAATTAATTGCAAGTGGCTCAACTATTGGAGTTTTGCCATCTGCTGACGTGTAGGTCTGCATCCATTCTCCAGATTTTGGCTTCCTTACTTTTTCAGTAATTCGTTGCGCTCCATCTTTATCAACTGTTGTTTCCTGTTCAACTGGGAAATCAACATCATTTGTATGCCATACTGCCTGTGTATTCTGTTCGACATCATTTGTAAAATCTGAAATGAGTAGGTTTAAGTTATCCATTTCAGATATTTGCCGTTCAAAACAGCCCGTTCTATCAAATGACCTTGCGTATTCAATAATAGGAATTTTATACAGTGGGTTTTCTTCTCCACTTCTCTCCAAAAACCCCCATTTTGTTTTTCCTTTATTTTTTCCGTTAGTGATTTTTATTCCGTCGGTAATTTCATATCTCGTATCTTTGGTAAAACAAGTGTAATACCTGGTACCGCTGTGCTTATCTTTTATATATGTCCCAGCAAGAACAACTCTTTTGTCGCTGTAGGCGGTTGACCTTACAACAAATGTTGTTCTTGGGTCTAATACATTGTATGTGAAATAGCTTTCCCCATCCTCGTACTCTGTATTTACATCAATGAGGACATATCCAACACCACCGATTTCAACATATCTTGCAAGTTCTTGCTGCTTCTGTCTTGCGTTCTGCGATTCGTAGCAACTGTTTAATTCCGCTATAGCTTTTGTAAGGTTAGAATCCTCATTGTCGCCATTTTGAACTAACGTTATAGGATTTCCCCACTTAAAACCTAAATTAAACTCCGTTACTTCATTAGCTACATTATCACAGCACTTACAGTCAATGTCTGGTCTGTAAGTCTTTGGATTCTTCCTAACTATTGGCTGTATTCCTGCGTCATAATCAAGAAGAAACTGTATTCTGTTAGAATTAATATCATGTTCCAAAATTGCTTCACGCAAAATTGGTATTATATTGTCAGACGTTATTTCTTTTGCGCCTGTATATATGACAATTCTTCCTGTCTGCATTGTCTACACCTCTAATAAAATCTCATGCCATTCGAACTTCTTCTGTCCGGTATTTCCTTAATCTGAAAATTGTCATCATCGTTAGGCACATACCAAATCCACTTGTGGCAGTGTCTACAAGCCAGTTTATGTGTTCGTGGGTCTTTGCTGTCTGCTTTAGTTAAAAACTTATGGCAGTTCGGACACATGATTGATTTATCTTTATTCATATAAAAATTCATATTTTTACCTCGTTGCATAACAAAAAGCACCGCCACAATTAAGCAACGGTGCTTTTGATAAGGAATATGTTTATAAAAAACATCTTTGTAACTTCTTACAAATACAGTATATCATTGGCGCAGTATGACATTCTATGACATCTTTAAATATGTGTTACCATATTTTTCTTCAAATGATTTAAGAGCATTTCCGTGAAGTCTGATAATTTGTCTCCATGAGTATTTCATTTCTGTAGCAATAACTTCAAAAGTTTTCTTTTCTATATATCTCGAAAACAAAATATTATAGTAATTTTCATTCTCTATGCCGTCTATTTGCCCTATAATCAAATCTTTTTTTTCAATGTATTCATCTATCATGTTATCAAGATTATGCTCCATTTCGTCAATTTTGGCGTATGTAGTGCCTATTTTATCTGGGTCAGATGACGACATTACTCTTTCTTCATTTTTTACCGCCGATATGCTGTGGGAAAGCTCTCTAAGCTGTGATACCTCTGCCAGCTTATTATTTATCATTCTATTGAGTCTGCTTATTTGGTTCAAATAATCCTTGGTTGTCATACAAACCCTCCTTTTATATAGGACTTGACATAATTGTTGCTTTACGAATACATTTTCCTCTCATTTCGTTTTCAAACAATGCAATGCTGTCTGGTGCATCGTCATGCTTTACTTTTCCGCTTCTTGTCATGGTTGTAAGTTCTTTCATAAACTTATAATATTGGCTTTGCCTGTCCATTTTCTTGAAATCGCGGAAATAATAATCACGAATGATATTATCTCTTGCGTTTTCCATTCGAGTTATTTTGTTTGAACAATTAAACTTGAACCGTGCGCTACATCTTCCGCCTTGATTTTTTACAATGTCCATTACATCTCGACCAAAATATTCTCCGGCACTGTTACTCTCGAATGTAACCGTCTTTACGTTGTGCTTAATAAGCATATTTGCACATTCTGGCTTGGTAAACTGTGTTCCGGCATTATCAAACACTACATCTACGATATAAACCTCGTTGCCGTACACATATCCAATCGGCATTGAGCAACTATCTTCTCCCTTATCCGCACTGTCACAAGCCGCCATAATTGCATCTGGTTCTCGGTCAACAGGAAGTTCCTCAAAATAATTAAGCTCATTCTCCGCAAACATTCGCCCTTTTGCTTCAAATGGTTCTTGTTGGAACTCTGCCGCCCACGTTTCTTCCGAAACAAGTTTTCTTTCCTTTTGGTAGTAACCGGTTGTGAATATCTTCCGCAATCCCTTTTTATCTTTTCGATAAATCTCCCAATTGCTTTCATCTGTGATCGGGTCAAGTGCCGGAATCGCAACTTCTTTCCATCGCCATTCCAATTCATCAGCTTTATTTTGTAAAGCCGTAATCGGGTCATACAGGCTGTATTTCGTTCCCTGTATGATAATAGGTGTTCCCTCTAATCGTCTACCAAGAACATCATCTGTTACTTTCTCGCAAAGGAACTCCAATCTATCTCTATTTCGTGCTTCCTCATGGTTTTTAACGCAGTCATCAATATAGACAAGCACATTTGCTTCGGTACATCCTACGATTGCACCATCAATAGGTCTACAGGTAAATGTTGGGAAAATATTTTTGCTCTTAAGGTCGATTGATAGATTTTCAGCACTTTTATAGTCCTTTTCGCCTATCTTTGTTGCTTCCGGGAAAACACTTAAGAATCTATTGTACGTGCTTTCGGTTTCAAAACCTTGCAATAAACCGCCATAAAATCGCTTAACAAGTCCTTCGCCTTTTCCGACACCAAATATACTTCCGTCCGGGTCGCGTCCACCCATCATCTGCGCCAATTTCAGACCGCCTGTTGTTTTTCCGGTTCTTTTCGGTTGAGATACAGACAAAAAATCCAATTTTCCATCGTAAATCTCCTGGTATGCTCCAACTACGGGTTGTAGCACTTTTCTTCTTGGGAAATAAAATCTTTTCCACGGATCCTTTTCGTCAATTTCAATGTAATAAAAAAAGCTGTCCACAAGATAGGCTGCTTCATACATCAAAACATCGTAGAATTGTTGAAGTACCTTGTATGTCGTATCATGTTCCCCGGCATACACTTCTAAGTCTGCAACTCTTCCACCTGTATATTGCTTGACATAGCTTGCTATAAGTTGTTTCGCCCTTGCGGATATTTTCAATCCATAATCAACGTCATGCTCTGTCCTTAAGGCAACCGCTACGGCTTGTATGTATGCGTCTATTACCTGTTCATCAACGCCTTTTCTCTGTATGTAGTTTTCATATCCATTTACTGCATTGATTAACTGCTTTGAAGCCAAATAAAAAGCACCTCCGCAAAAGCAGAAGTGCCTTGACCTCTGCCTATAACTGTTTTTAGGGTAGCGACTAACTCCATTTGTTAGCCGGTAAATTTTTATTAACCTGTCGGCATTGGATTATCGAAAATCGGATGTAATTTTCGAAAAAGTGCATCATAATCATCAATTACATATCTTACCGGAATCATATATGCTTTAATGCCATATTTTTCTGCTGTTTCTCTTTCAATGAAGCAGCCTTTCCAATCGTAGCTCTCGCATATCCCCATAAATATATCAGCCTGTGCCAGCTTCTTAAGGCTTTCGCCTAAATACCATACAGCTTCATTGTTGTCTTTCGGTGGGTTATCCTCAATGTAGCTGTCGATAAGTTCTAATTCTTCGCCCTCGTATATTTCAGCAATATTTTTCATCTTCTGGATGCTTGCTTTGATTTCTTCCTCTGTTCTGCCTTTCATCGGCACGCTTACAAATAATTTTTTCATAAAAATTCCTTTCCGCTGATAATCAGCAATCATTATTTTAGCTGTAATATACTGTCTTGTGGCACAAAGGGCATTCACACTTGTAGTTGTCACCTTCTATTTGATTTCCGCAATATTGATATTCAGTCTTTTCCGCTTCAAAAATGGTTTTACACTTCTTGCACTCAAACTGTAAAGGCTTTCTTTCGTATCTCAAATCGCCATTTCTAATTATTTTCATTTCCAATGCACCTTGAACCCTTTCTTTTTATACTCCCCTACGGCTTTTTTAAGGCTCATATCGTCCTCATACTTTTCATTCAGCATAATCACCACATTTCCTTTTTCAATGCCGTATATGTTGCAATTTGCAAGTTTCTTAGCCGTTCCAAGGATAGCTTTTGCCTGCTTGCGGCTCATTTCATAGGTTTTGGTTCCCATATTAACAGTCATTTCTCATAAACCTCTCAAAATCCTTTCTGCATTTAGGGCATAATTCATAAGTTTTCTTAAGTTTTCCGCAAAATCTTGTTTTGTAAAGCTCGCACGAAATTTCATCTTCTGTAAATCTAGCTACCGGTTCTGAATATGTACCACACGGCACATATTGTAGCTGTTGTCTTGGCTTGAATTTTATTTCAGCACCGCACCTGTCGCAAGTGTGCCATTCTTTTTGATGTTTCATTCTTTCACCAACTTTCTACCGCAGATAGGGCAAAAATTAATTTTTACGGCTCCTGCAACCTCTTTTCCATCGCTATTGTCGAAAATCATGTTATTTTCAGCTCCAAAAAGAACTAAATTTCCTTTACCATCAATGATTTTCTTTTTATTACGACAAAAATCACACATTCTTACGCCCCCAATCATAGCAAAAATCGGAATCCTCGTGAGATCCCGCGTCTTTTATGTGTAACAAATGTAATTGAATTGATGTGGCGAGGATTTGAACCTCGCAGAAAAGATTTACTTTCTCATAATGTCCCTGAGAAATACCTTCTCTGTATTGCATTTTGCAATAGACATTTCATAGCGTTTACCCATTCCGCCACACATCAACGCCCGACTTTTTCGAGCAAACGCAGTGTGTAGGATTCGAACCTACAAGGCGAATAAACGCCCGACCGGATAGCAACCGGCTCCAATTCCATTATGGGAACACTGCAAAATTGACAAGATGCACTCGTTCAAAGGCTACCAAGCGCATATGGATATTTTCGAGTGTCCTGTCTGAACTGCTTTTGTTGTACTTCCTACTCACAGTCTTTTTGTTGTGCGTTATCTTTTTAATTTCCACTCTCGCATTCCGAAGAACCGAAAGACCTCCCGAAGTTGGGATTGCAGGAATCGAACCCGCGACAACCCGGATATAAGCCGTGTCTTCTACCACTGAATTAAATCCCCATAACCGCCATCAGACGGTTAGCAATAATGTTTATCGTGCTATTCCTTGCACTATCCGGTTTACAGCATTTCACCGGCAACTCAATGTTACCATGCAAGCCTATTTCCATGGTTCTACTCCGAATTAAATTATTGCAGAGCAATAGACAAGCATCGTATTTCAGCCAAAACATAGACCGCCTGCAAGCAGACAGCATAATTTGACCGAATAGGTGGGTGAGGATTTGCACCTCACATAAACCGTGCACTGTTCACATTGGAGGGAATCGAACCCATAGGACTTCAACCATGAGTTTTTAATCTTTGTCCTGTCTCTTCCATCTGCGCGTCTACCTATTCCGCCACCACCTAATTTCATGGCTCATGCACCGTGGGATAGATGCATGATAGAATACCACCGGACGGTCTCGCACCGTCCTTAACAGAATCGTCCTAGTGGCGAAAG